CAATAATTTCAGCAAAACTCGTAAATTGAAAAGAATCTATTAATGATGTATCTGTAGAATCTGCTGTAACTCTTGAAACTCTTACATCAACAGGAAACGCACCTGTAATATCAACAGAATAATCTCTTTGATAAGCGTCAGCGGTTCGACCTGTAATTGTATCTGTGAAAAGATCAGTAAAACCGCCGCTATTATATTGAACTGATATTTTAAGCTGAACAGAAGAACCTAAAAGATCACCTTCATTTGTTGCTTTTTGTATTTGTGGAAATGTAATTGATACTTTAATACGATCAACATTTGTATTTGTAATTTGTCTTGTAACTGGCGAAGATGCTGTAACAGTTACCCCGACAGGTGTTATTGATGAAGAACTTTCAATGCCTGAAATTTTTGTTTGGTTTGCAGTTCCAAAACGCGGCGTAAAGGTTACATTCTGAAAATTAAAATCATTTGTTGCGGGACTTGATGAAGACGCTGTTGCTTTTAAAATTGGCGTATCGTTTAGAAAAACATCTTTTAAATAAGCATTTTTATATGCTGTTGTTGTTCTATCTGTTAAACCTTCTTTTGAAGCGCTTGCAGAACCTTCAATCTCGCCTTCTGATATAAGGTCAAGGAAAGTTGCGAATTGCTTACTGTGTAAGGTATCAGGGGTTCTTGTCGGTTGTCTTGGGGGCGGCGGCGAACCTCCACCACCTGAACCGCGAATAATTTTTCTTTTATCGGTCATGCTTGAACTTGCTCCGTATCAATACCGCCAGAAATTACGACTGATCCTGTAAATATTTCACCGTAAACAATAGGGACTGGCGTTCCGGCCCGGCTTGTCTGTTGCGTCCCTGAAAAACTAAACGAAATTCTTGGATCTTGTTCACTAGAAAATTCAGGTTGTTTCGGCATTGGGAACAACATTCCACTTACACCGCTAAGAACTAAACCCGCACCGATAAGACCGAGAGCCGCCGAACCATAAGCCCCCGCCGCATATAAACCTGTTGCACCTATCAAACCACCTCCGCCAGCTAAACCCGCCCCAGAACCGCCAGCAAAAAGCCCCGCACCCATCGGGGTAAATGATAAACCGATCAAGGCCACTCCAAGTAACACCTTTCCGAAATTACCCCCCGAACCTGAAATAACAGGTACAAAAGAAATATCTGATTTACCAATAGGATCGTGAAGCTCGTCCGCACCTGTTTCTTCATCATTAGCAATAACCTTATAATATCTAGTTGCCATATGTTTTTCTAATTCTGGAAAATTATTTATTAAAAAACTAACCGCTTCCGCTACGTTTGCAACATTTATATCTTCAAATTCTTTATGGCCGATTTCTTTGGCTAATTCTCCATACAGTTTAATTTTACGAAGCATAACGCAACCTCTTTCCTGTACATTTTAACAACCAAGGGTTGTATGGTTCTTTACAACTTAGTCTATCTCTAAAATGATGCAAAACATCACCATCTAAAAAAATCGCCACATGATTCAAACCAGTTCCGCCAACCGACATAAATAATAAATCGTTATTTTCTAATTTTTCCTCTTTTCTTAATTCACGGAATCCTGTCCGCCAAGCGCAGCAATCAAACATCGGTTCAGCTTCAAATTCTTCAGGTGTCAATGGCCTTTCCCAATCACGCAATTCAATATTTAATTTTTCTTTATAATATCTGCGAACTAATGACCAACAATCAGAAATCCCCCACACCCACGGCTGACCGATTATTTCTGGTTTATATCCTGTGGGTTCACAAAAACCCCATTGTTCAGTTTTAGGGTTGACAATATGCCAAGGCAAATTTGATTGCTCGCAGCTTATTTTATCCGCTTCTGAAGCTACAGGCGGTGTTATCGGGTGCGAATGTATTATTGCAATTATTTCTCCAAGTGAATCTGCCGCAACATAATCTTCGGGGTTCATTATGAAACATTGATGCGATGTAAGAGCTAAATTTTGACAAGGATAATATTTTTCTTTTCCGCGAATATTTAATAATAAACCGCAAGATTCTTTCGGGTCTTGTTCTTTGGCGTGAACAAGTGCCTGATCTTTCCAAGTCATCCTGTTACTAATCCGATTGATGGAAATTCTGATCGAGTGCATTGACGTTTCGGCGCTCGAACTCCCGCCATATCAAAAACAGCCGCAAGTTCAAAAGTAACAACAGTTCTATTTTCTGCCGCTTTTCTATCAATTACAAAAATTTCTTGTTTACCTTCTGCTGTATTATCTGGGGTTCCGTATGGGTTAACGTTGCTTGGGAAATTTGCAGCGTCAAGAAATCTTGCTTTTGTTCTTATCCTTGTAACAGTTGCGCCTGTTAAATCATTTCCCGCTGTAAGTGCGTTAACTTCAAGTAAAATTGCAGAAAGTGTTCCTAGTGCGTTTGAAAAAGTAAGAGTCGGGCGTGGAAGTTGGCCTTTACCATATTGAAAACCTTCAGCCTGAACAGGAAATCTTGTGTAAGAATTACCCGCCCATATTATTTCGCCGTTATCTTTTAAACTTGTTCCCGCATGAAAACGATAAACTGTCGTTGAGCCGTGCAATGAATTATCAAGAGCTAAAGTAAAAAGTTCAATAACCGCTGACGGATTAACTTTCTGTAACTCACTAACAATTTTATCTGTACTCATGGTTCAAAAACTTGCCTAAATGTTGCGCTTATATTTGTCCTTTCATTATATGGAATACTTTTTTGCCAAGATTCACAAACAAATAATTTAGCGCCTGCAAGAGTAACAGAAACAGCAGTCGAAGTAATTGTTGCACTAGCGGCGGCTGTAACTGTAAATGTATTTGCATCAACGGCTGTCGCTACTGTATAAGAACCATCAGTTGCGCCTGATGTAAAATCAATTGTTAAAACATCACCGATTGCAATTCCATGATTCGCAATTGTAATTGTGATTGTCGTTCCTGATTGAACATATGTTCCTGTTTTTGTAAATCCTTCATCTGGCGGCGTAAATGTAAAACTTTCCTGATCGTTTGCGCGACTGCGAAGAAATGCCGAAACTACATCGCCGTCTGTTTTACTTAAATCAAAATTTAAATTATATACAACTGGATTTTGATTACTAGCCAACCCAAAAAATATTCTTTGTTCAAATCCATCCGCAAAACGAACCGTGCGAACAGCGGGGGCGGACTTTTTAGAAAATCCTGAATATGTCGGTGTGACGCTTGGAAAGGTTGCCATTTATGCTAATAAACCCCCCGGCCTTTTTTGTTTTATTAATTCTGATTGTATCGCCGAAGCAAGAGCAACGCCAAGTTCTTTCCCGCGATTTTCGTTTGCATCTGATTGCATACCGCCCGCATCTACATTTACATTAATATTATTAACAACCCCGCCACTTCCGCCGATCTTGTTATTTGGTGTAACTGTTCCGCTTGACTTTGGTGTGAAAATCTCCGGACCCCGCTCCCCGACTAAGTAGCTACGCCCTGCGGATGCCGAACCACCATTTGCAAGACCCGGTAAATTAGCAAACAATCCAATTCCTGATCTTTTTAATAAAGTATTTACCCCAAGCCTTAACAAAGAAGATGCAAGATCATTAACAATCGCTCTCGCCGCTTCTCCTAAACTTCGAGTCCCTTCGATAGCACCGACTAAAGCATCAGAAATACCTGTTGCAATATCATCGCCAATTTCTCTAAATATTCCTTTTATTCTTTCAGCATCTTTTTGATTTTCTTTCATTTGCAAACCTTGTTTTTTTAATTCAAAGTTTCCATTTTGTAACAAAATTAATTCCTGACCTCGAACAACACCATGTTCTTCAATTATTGCTTGAATTTCTAATTCATTTTCTTTTCTAAGTTTTGCAAGTTCTGTTTCTTCTTTTTCAATTATAAGATTTCTTTCAAGTGAAGCATTTGCATCTTTTAAACTTTTTACTTGTGTTTCAAACTTTCTTGCTAATTCTCGACCTTCTGCCGCTTCTAAAGCAATATTTAATTCATCAACTTTACCTTTTGATTCTTCTATTTGTTTATTTAGGCTATTCATTCTTGTTGATTTTCCGCGAACCCTTTGACCTCTTAAAGTTTCAAGTTGATCGTTTAATTCGTTTATTTTTTCTTTTGTCTCATCTATTCGTGATGTAATATCAGCGGCGCTTCCTTCTTCAAGCAATGTATTAAAATTTTTCTGTTCTTTATTCGCTTTTAATAATGCCGCAGCCAAGAAACCAAGACCAATAACAACAAGACCAATACCAGTTTTTGCAAGTGCAATTTTAAATGCGGTTGCGGCGGCTGTAGCTGTAGCAAAACCAACTGTGTTTGCTGTCAACATAGCTTTTACACCGATTAAACTACCTGTTGCTATTTTAGAACCAACAGAAAGTCCAATAAATCCCGCTTTTAATGCCGCTGCCTGCGCAGTTACAACAGGAATTACTACAGCAAGTCCTTTAATAGCCAAACCAATCCCAATAAATATTCCTGTTACTTGTCCCAGTTCACTATCTGTAAATCTGATAATTGCTTCAACAAGCGCTGTTGTTCCTTTTGTAACTTTTAAAACAACAGGCAATAATTTATCGCCGAGTGTTAATTGCAATTCTAAAACAGCATTATTAAATGCTTTAAATACTTCTGCGGGCGAAGCATCCATAATTTCACCAATCTTATCTGCGCCTTCTTCCGCTGATTTTGCCAAAGCTCTTAA